AAAAGGCTTAAACATTATGACAAAACTATGTGCTAGAGGCAAAGCTGCCGCTAAAAGAAAATTTCGTGTTTATCCTAGCGCATATGCTAACGCTTACGCTAGTAAAATTTGTGCGGGTAAAATTAAAGATCCATCTGGTGTAAAAAGAAAAGATTTCAAAGGACCCAAACCAACAGGTAAAAAAATAGGTGGAGAAGCAAAAATAAATAAAGTTATAACTGGTTTGCAAAAAGCATCTAAAACCCATGCAGCACAAGCAAAAACTTTACAGTCTGTAGTAAAAGCCTCTGAAGGACAATTTGCAAAAAAATTACAACCATATGATGGAAGCTATATAAAAGGTAATTTAGCTGGTCACAATGTTTCAAATAAAAGTTTAAACAATTACTATAAAGGAATGATTGATGAGTAAAAAAAATAAAAAGAAAAAAAATTACGAAACTGCTGAAGAATTAATAGGAAGTGGTGAAAAAGATAAATTATTTGATAATCCTTTTGATGCAAGAAAATATGGAGATGATTTAGATAGAGCAAATTTTAGAGAAAACAAATCAATCGAAGCAAAAGGTTTAATGTGTGGTGGAGAAGCAAGAGGTGGTGGAGCAGCTATCAGAGGTAAAGGTTTCAAAGGAGTATTCTAATGGGAACAAAAGTATCAGTACCTGATTATCTTAAAAAAAAATTTAAAGGCACAGAAGTAGGAGCTGGTGTAAATGTTTATGATGATGAAATGGTTGTTGTTCCAAGTGGCTCTTTAAATATTAAAAAAGGAAATATAACTGTTTCAGGTGGTGTGGAAAAACCATTTCTTAAAGATGGTAAACAAAATTTAAATAGCACAATAGATTTATCTATATTAAAGGAAGGAAAAAGTTCATCTTTAGAATTAACTGGAAGTAAACAAGGTAAATCAAAAAATATTGGAATATTTTTTTCAAAAAAATTAGGTTTAAAATCAGGAGGATTAAAAAAATGGTTCGATCAAAAATGGGTAGACATTGGAAGCAAACGAAAAGATGGTTCATACGCACCTTGTGGTCGTTCAAAACTAGCATCAGATCGAAAGAGAGCTTATCCAAAATGCGTTCCTGCTGCAAAAGCAGCAAGAATGACAGACTCTCAAAGGCGGAGTGCCGTTGCGAGAAAAAGAAGTAAACCACAAGGAGTCGGTGGTAAACCAACAAATGTGAGTACCTTTACCAAGAAGTATTACGGTGGTATGATAAAAATCTAAGGAAAATTATGACTAAAGATAAATCAAAATTGAAGAGAAAAAGAGGAGACGGTAGTTATCCATCAATGTTTTTACAACTTTTATCTTTAAAAAATTTATTTGGACTTAAAAACGGAGGAGAAATGTTAAAGAACCCACAAAAAGCTGACTTAGATAAAGATGGTAAATTATCAAGTTACGAGAAAAAAAGAGGAAAAGCCATCGAAGCTAATATGAAAGCTAAAAAAGGTAAAATGATGTATGCTTCAACGGGTATGGAAGCTAAATCTACAAAAGGTTATGGCGCAGCTAGAACTTCTGGCATGGGTCTACAAGATGAACAATTAGTACCAGGAAAGTCTTTAGATTATTATAAAGATTTAATGTAATGAATTATGGCTACGTCAGGAACTACAGCATTCGATTTACAAATCGATGATATTATTGAAGAAGCATACGAGAGATGTGGTATTCGGACTAATAGTGGTTATGATTTACGTAGCGCAAGAAGAAGTTTAAATCTTTTATTTTCAGAGTGGGGTAACAGAGGTGTTCACCTTTGGAAAGTTAAATTAAATCAAATTCAATTTACAGCTGGAGTTGCAACTTATTCAGTGCCAACTCAAGTTAATGATGTTTTAGAAGCTTATATATCTTCAACTGGTGCAGTTAATGGAACTTTAAACACTGCTCTTACAGATTCTGCAACAAGTGTTGTGCTTACAGATGCTACTGGATTTGCTTCAAGTGGTACAATTCAAATAGGTTTGGAATTTATTACTTACACTGGAAAAGCTGGGACTACTTTAAGTGGTGCAACTAGAGGAGCTCTTGGTTCGTTAGCCGTGGCTCATTCAGCAGGTGTACCAGTACAAAATATAACAGGCTCTGGGACCTCAAGCACTCAAGACATAGCTTTAACAAAAATTGATAGATCAGCTTATTCTGCTTTGCCAAATAAATTAACAACTGGACAACCTTCTCAATATTATGTTGATAGACAAACACAACCAACAATAAGTGTTTATCTTGCTCCAGATGCTTCGACTTATACAACATTAAAATATTATTCAATTGACAGAATTGAAGATGCTGGAGGCTATACAAATAATCCAGATGTGCCTTTTAGATTTTTACCATGTATGTGTTCAGGCCTTGCCTATTATTTATCACAAAAAAAATCACCTGATAGAATTCAATTATTAAAACAACTTTATGAGGATGAATTATTAAGAGCACTTAATGAAGATGGTTCAAGAACTTCTGTTTATATTTCGCCTCAAACATATTTTGGAGACGGTGTATAATGGCTTATGCAAGTGGTAAAAGATCATTAGCAATATCTGATAGATCAGGTCAGGCTTTTCCATATAGAGAAATGGTAAAAGAATGGAATGGTTCTTTAGTACATATATCTGAGTTTGAACCAAAGCATCCCCAGTTAGATCCGCCTTATCACAAAGCTGATGCTGTTGCTTTACAAAATCCAAGAACACAAAAATTTCAACAACCAACAGATATATCAACTATTAATCCTCAAGCTCCTAATGATGATACGATAGCAGATTCTGGTGGTATATTTGTAGGTGTAGCCAATCTTTCTTTACCTGGAGATTTTGCATTTAGAACTCAAGACTTTGAAGTAACTTCAAATGGAATTACAACAACTATTCATAGTATGGTTCCAGAAGATCCTTCATTACAAAACAGAAGAAGAGAACTTTTATCATTATTGGGCTCTGTGGAGGTAAGTATAACGTAATGGCTGTTACTCACGCAAATTTTCTGACACAAGTTAGAAACTACACTGAAGTAGATAGCAATGTTTTAACTGATGCTATAATACAAGACTTTATAAAATCTGTTGAGTTAGATGTAGCAGGAAAAGTAGATTATGATGATTTGAGAAAATATGCTACTTCAAATTTTACAGCTGGTAATAGATATATAATATTACCCTCGGATGCTATTATTGTAAGATCTGTTCAAGTTATTGATAGTAGTAATAACAGAACTTTTTTAGAAAAAAGAGATACAAGTTTTATTTCAGAGTTTTCACCTAATGATTCAACAACTGGAACTCCAAAATATTGGGCAAATTGGGAAGATAATGTTCAACAAGGACCAGTTATTCTAGTTGCCCCTACACCAGCAACTGCCGATACTGTTCAATTAAATTACATAAAAAGTCCACCTAATTTTACAAGCACTAACAATACATATTTATCTACAAATCAAGAATCAATGTTATTACATGGTGTATTAGCTGAAGCTTTTAGATTTTTAAAAGGACCAGATAACCTATACAACCTATACAATTCGAAGTATAATGAAGAGATACAGAATTTTGCCCTACAACAAATGGGTAGAAGAAGACGTGGTGAATTTACTGATGGGGTACCCAGAGTAAAAGTAGATTCCCCTAGTCCATAAATTTAAAAGGAGAATAATTATGGCAATAACAACAAACGCAATTTGTGATTCTTTCAAAAAAGAATTACTACAAGGTAAACATGACTTTGATTCATCTTCTGACACTTACAAGTTAGCGATGTATACAAGTTCAGCAACTTTAGGTAAATCAACAGAAAACTATTCAACTAACCCAGGTGGAGGTGCAAATACAGAAGTAACTTCATCAGGATACGTTGCTGGAGGTAAAGCTCTTGTAAACCAAGGTGTAAAAGTTTCATCTTCAGTAGCAATTACTGATTTTGCTGATTTATCATTTGTAGGAGTAACTCTTACTGCAAGAGGAGCTCTTATCTATAACACAACAACTGACGGTGGCTCAAACACTACAGATGCTGTAGCCGTATTAGATTTCGGTGGAGACAAAACTGCAACTTCTGGAACTTTCACAATTCAGTTTCCTGCATTTACAACTTCTGCTGCAATTTTAAGATTAGCTTAATTTAAAGGAGGAGCCTCGTGGCTGACATAACAGTACCAGTACAGTCACCAGGCTCCGAATATTGGGGTGAATCTACTTGGGGCTCTAATGATTGGGGTGGATCAGGTATTTCGCTTACCACAACACAAGGTTCAGTTACAGTAACTGCAAACGCAACTGTAAATGTTACTGGAATACAATTAACATCATCACAAGGAACAACCTTAGGCGGAACTTCTGCCTTGGTACAATTAACTGGAAGTTTAGAATCTATGGCTGTTGGAAGCACAGTCATTGGTATAGGTGTTCCAGTTTCAGGAAATTCAACTACATCAAGCATAGGAGCTGCAACCGTTGATGAATCTGAACTAACTGGAATTGGATGGGGCAGACGAGCTTGGGGTAATCTTGCTTGGGGTGAAGCTTTTTCAGTAGCTGCTACTGGACAAACTTTAACTTCTTCAATTGGTTCTGCTATAGGTAAAACTGATGTCTCAGTTTCCGTGTCAAGTGCAGGTCAATTAACAACTACATTTGGAAGTTTCTCATTAAAAATTGATCAAGACATAACTGTATTTGCAGCTGAGGATCAACTAGATTTTACAATAGGAACGTTAACATTTGATGCAGATGCGAATGTTATAGTGACTAGTGCTGGGTCTTTAACTGGATCAATTGGAACTTCAATTGCTGGACTTAAAACTCCAGTAGATGTAACTGGTTCACAAGTCTCTATGAGTCTTGGAACATTTACATTAGTTCAAACAACAACTGAACAGCCAACTGGCTTGTCTGCTACTTTGTCATTAGGTCAACATGCTGAAATACCAGGACAAATTATTGGTGTAAGTGGTCTACAATCTACAAGTTCTATTGGATCAGTTTCTGTGATAGGTACATCTGTTTTTGAAGTTACTGGCATAGAAATGTCGATTTCTGTTGGAAGTCCAAATATAACAGCTTGGGCTGAAATAGATCCTGGTGTATCAAATACTTGGTCACCAGTTGATTTGGCTGCATAGGAAAGGTATAATTATAATTATTTAGGAGAAAAAATTTATGACATCTAGTTATTCTGCAGATTTAAAACTCGAACTAATGGTTACTGGCGAAAACGCTGGTACATGGGGAGATAAAACTAATCAAAATTTAAAATTAATTCAACAAGCAATTTCTGGATTTGAACAAGTAACATTATCATCTGGGGGAACTTTAGCTCTTGCGATGACAGATGGTACTTTATCAAATGCTAGAAACATGGTAATTAAATTTGCTACTGCTACGATTGCTGCAAGTACAATTTGTACTGTACCTGACTCAATAGAAAAATTTTATATTTTCGATTGCTCAGGTTTAACTAATCCATCAAACCTTACAATTAAAACTGCATCAGGAACAGGGTTCTCTCCTGACGCTGCAAAAATTTATGCTGCATATTCTGATGGTACAAACATTACAGAAGTATCTCTTGATACTCTAGGAGGAACTATTGGTACTGCACAAATAGCAGACGATGCTGTTA